TCAGTATCGAAATGTTTACTCTCGCACATAAAAACTATGGCCTGTTTATGGCACTGTGCAGTACGATACCAACCCATAGCCATATTATGCCAAGTGTTAATATTGTTAAAATGCCAATAATAATGGTCATCGGTTAGCTGTTGATATACACGACGCTCACGGGCTTTTTTCATATTATCACGCATGAACTCTAAACACTTTTGATAGCCTCGTATACAAGCCTCGTACTGACGTAAACGATAATCTAACTCATATGATACTAAATAAGAATCTTTCATTTTTTCTCCTTTCTATGAAATTAATGAGCAGTGGGTACTTCTTCTAAAAACCCCTGTGTTATAAGAAACTCTCTATAGAAATCAAGAGTCTCCTCCTGATCCTCGAATATAGGCTCGTACTTATTACCTATAATTACAGCCGCAAGAAGATCAGCTTCTGACCGATCCTCATCTCGTAAGGCTCGCCATAACGCTATAGCAACCTGCGGAGACATTTTAATATCGTCGTCTGCTCCTGACATAGTCTGCTCCTAATATTTAAGTAATAATTTATTATAAGTAGCAAAGCGTAATCAATAAACCGCAAAAAGCTGAAACTACTCTTGGTTAACTATCCAAGATTCAATCTCTTCATCTGTCATCTTATCGAAATCTGGTTCGTTGATTATTTCTTTAGGTTTTGGTTTTAAACTTTTTTTACGAGTCAACTTAGGGACAGGTGTTTCAGATCTTTTACCTCTACGAGCAGACCAAGGTGTTTCTCCAACAGCTATAATTTTTTCTTCTGTATAGATTTTTGTATCACACAGTCGACACCGTCTTCGTCTTCTTACGACACCTTTATGAGTGCGACTGTCAACTACATATGTAACGTCTAAACTAGACTTACATCTTTTGCACAGCGTAGTTTGCTTCTTGTCCTCTTGTCCATCCTCTTGTGCTTTCTGCATGGCTAATTACCTTTTCTATTTCTTTAGCGTCTCCCCAGTTTGGTCCTAAGTCAACGTCTACTTTGATAGGAACAGACAACTCTACGCACTGTTCCATAATTTCTTTTATCTTAGTGATCTGTTCTTCTGATTCGATAGAAAAATCTAATTCATCGTGTACTTGGATATGCGGAACGATACCTTCATCGTACAACATCTTCATGGCTTTCTTAGTCATGTCTGCTGCACTTCCTTGGATCAAACGATTCATAGCTTTATGGGTGAATGCTCTTTTGATTGCATTACCGTGTTCTGCATACGCTGTTTTATGATCCATGATTTTACGTGTACCAAACTGTGCTGGTTCCCACTTATCGAACCGACACCGTCTTCCTAGAAGCGTACGAATACTTCCTTGTTTTGAAGCCCTCTGTACTGCCCTCTCTGATAGTTGTTTTACAAACGGTACTCGCGCATGATATTGAGCAAACAACTCTTTACCTTCGTCAAGGGTTAGTCCAAGGCTTTCTGATAGTTTAGTTACGCCCATCGAATAAAACAAACCAAGGTTAATGTTCTTAGCTTGTTTGCGCGGTATCCCAGCCATATCAGCAACGATCTGGTGAAAGTCTGCATCTTCTTCTTGAAATGCTTTCACGGCGTCGCTCGCTCCAGGAAGCCCCATCATATCAGAATAATGAACAACGATCCGTGGTTCTTGTTGCGAATAGTCAAACGCCCCCCACTGGCAACCTTCCTCAGGTATAAATAAAGAACGTATTTTCGTGCCGATCTCAGGGTCTCTGGCGGGAACTTGTTGCAAGTTAGGGTTAGAGTAGCTAAACCGTCCAGTCACCGTTCCTCCGTCGTCTGAGCGAAGTGGGTGTAGCTCTGCGTGGATACGTCCATCAACTTGGTTAGACATAATCATTCCGTCAATGAATGTAGTCCTTGCCTTATTCATCTTCCGAGCTTCTACAATCAACTTAGGCATATCGTGTTCATGGTTTTCAAGCCACGACTGTTGAAACGAAGGTGCATCAAGTGCAGTTTTGGGATAAGTTAAATTAAGTGAGTCAAACGCTTGTTGAATAGATTTGTTTGCCCAGACTTCTACATTGCGCCCACAAAGTTTCTTTATTTGATGAAGGGCGGCTTCCTCTCTTGCACGAAACCATTTAGATAATTCTTCTGCCTTATCTAAATCTACTCGTACACCTCTCCATCGCATCTCTATAAGTAAAGGAGTAATCGAAGATTCAAGTTCAAAGATCGACCATAAGTCTTGCCGTGTCATCTCACCCTTTTGCCACTCCCACAGCTTTAGAGTTAACAAAGCATCTTGTTCTGCATATGGTCCTACATACATAGGCGGTAGATGATGTAGACCGCCTTTTGCATCTACGCTCCATGCTTCAGCGGCATCTCGTAGTAATGTTTCGTCTTTTCGTTCTTGTAAGTATTCTCTACCTAAAGCGTTTAACGCATAACTAAATCTGTTTTCATCTATGAGAGGGGCAGACACCATAGTGTCAATGAGTCTGTTTCCACGCAACTCGATACCTTCCCTACGCATCCACCCAATATCGTAAGAAGCGTTATGGCAAATAATATCCGCACCGTTATTAATTTGATCCTGTAACCATTTCTTAACAAGTTTTGCATTTAAGTTTCCTCCTGCTTCATGTTTAACAGGTAAGTAGCCAGACCAATCAGAAGTGGCTACAGCATAACCTACAACATGACCATCGCTCCTTGCCCAACCAGCCCCTCGCTCTTTTAAAGAGGGGTCATAAGTTTCTAAGTCGATACATATTTCTTTAGCCCCTTTTAAATCAGGAAGGACTTCTGGTGGTGTCCAATCACTATCGGGAGAAAACAAAGGTTGTTGGAGAGGGTTCTTTGGCATAGCTTGCTTCTTTGCAGTTTTTGTCTGCGTTGAGCTTACTATATTATTAGTCACGTTGACTACCCCTGTTACAAATTTCTGCATCTATTAGAAATAGATAGCGTCTAAGGTCTCGTATATCGTCTAAGATGCCTTCAGGTCTAGTATCTGCTTGCATAGCTTTAAAGATATCGTAACCGTGTGCTGTTACCTGTTTTTCTAACCGATCCCATTTACGTGCCGCCATCATAAACGCCCCGATACCACCACGTTGTTTCCAGCTGTCACCATAGGACTGCTCAGCTAGGTCTAACTTATCTACATCTTCTGCGGCAAGACAACCAACAGTATATATAATTTCAGATTTTTCTTTCGATCCACTCGACACAGGCTTTTCTCCAATCTTCCGCTTGTATTCTTTTAGCAACAGATATTGCTTCTATATTTAAACCACCTTTATAAAGCCACCATGCTTCAACTAAAGGCATAGCTACTTCAGTAAACAATGGATTTCTATAGTTTTTATGATCACTACCGTTATGAAACCAGTTAAAAAATTCAGCTAACTCATCGTTAAAAAAATGTGCATCATCTACCAATCGGTATGGTTTAAGATGGAACGCTTCATATGGATCAACAGGATATCCTTGCGGTAACTTTGGTTCTAACTTAGACCAAACATTGTCATATACGTGAGCGTTATTACTTACCTGATAATAATGTCCAATACGATAACCCGTGAATGCGGCAACATATTCATGTAACATCGAAAAATGTACAACATTTGCACCGTAAGCTCCCCAGATCATATCATTTGAACGGTTAGTTACAGTCATATCAAGAACATAATCATCTTGATGTGTAATAGGACGACACTTAAAAAAGACTTGTGTATTACAAGGCACATCTTTTGAATCAGAAGTAAAGTCTTTAGTAGCATCCCACATCTGTAAAACAACACGACGATCTAATGGGTTAGCTAACAACATTTGAATAACTTCTTTTAACTGATCTCGACCAAACCATGTGCGCCAACGATAACCATAAGCACCGTTTACAAGAACGTTATCATCAGAAAACTCTGCCATCCTCGGAACAAACTCTGTTAATGTTTCTAAGTCGTTACGACCAGCTAACATCCATAAGCCCTCTATAAAATGGAAAAAAGGATTACAGTTTCTTTCTGGACTAAACAACACACGTTCATTCGGTCTCTTATAAACCGAGGTTACAGGTTCAGGAAACATATATACTTTACCATTACGAGAATCCATTTCTATTAAGCTGTGGGTTACTCGTAGGTTCATAACAGCAATATTAAAAACACCATTAATATTTCTTTCTCTAATTACTTTCATGGAAATTTACCTCTTGGTCTCCCTTCTCCGTTACGCACACGCTCATATTTATCAAACTCACATAAACTATGTTCTATTTCACGCATTTCTAATTTAGGCATCCACTCACCTAAATAATCTTTAGACGTTTGAAGCAACTCGTACATTTCTGCGTTCCAGTTATGTGATTTACGTTTATAGTTTAAATCACGACCATGAATACGATTTAACCCTCGCATCGCTCCTGGACCAGCATTAGCCCAACGCATTATATCAGTTGCGTTTTGGAAAAAGTGTGTCCAACGTAAATCTGTTACAAGCTCGTAAGACATAAATGCACCAAGATATGGATAGTCTTGAAATATCTCCCATGCCATCTCTAATCGTGGGCATTCTATAAAACGACTAATTAATCTGTTTTCCTCTTTAAGTATCTGTTCAATACACCAGATAACACCGTCTACTTTATCTTTACCGTCAGGCGTTTTAATTATGTATGCACCAGTAACATACTGATCTTGTTTCTTTATCTCTTGCCTAGCTAATTCGGAATCCCACTGGATGTGCAAGTTATTTTTTACAAGCGTTTCGCCTGTTTGAATTAGATTAAACCAACGAAAGATAACAGTAGCCATCAAAACTTTATTGTCATCTTTTAATGGGTCACGAATATTTTCACGAAACCAAACAGTTGTTCTATCGTTTTCTCGATAAGGATTGGTGAACCGATAAGTTCGGAGGATCTCGTCTTCGGTCCACCAATCCCGAGAAAGCCCTCGTTTTCTTTTTTCAAAGATACGATGGCGTTCTTCTATCCACCAAAAGAAACGTGCCTCTGGTGTCATACTTTTTTCCTTAAAATCCAATTACAGTTATTAGCTGTTTCTGGATAAGCTGTAGCTAATATAACACGAGACCAATTTTTATCAAAGCGTCCTTGTATATCATCTATTACATGTTGAGGCCATCTTAAATTAGCACGGTGGTTACGTTTGAAGTTATTCATTTGCGTAAACGTCCCGTAGTGTCTTTCAATGGTGTAGTATTTTTCAAGGAGGGTTTTGAGTTCTTCGTATCCCCACTCGTAGACGTGGTCTTTTGGGAGTTTATCGTTTGACCCATCGTGGTTCGGCGTCGAGATATACGCAATGCCGTTCGGACGCAGTTTACGCCATGATGCTTCGATCCAAGGTTCAATGAACTGTCTCCCCATATGTTCGATTACTTCTGTAGTCATAAAGACATCCATAGATTCGTCTTCAACTGGAGGTTCAGGATTAGTTGTTAAATCCTGAAGAACAATACGACCGTTACCACCAGTCATAGTTTTAAACCACTGATGGTCGGTTACGTCTTGATCGTCGTCTACCCACCAATCTACAAGACAAGCTGGGTCAATATCTATGCCTGTGTAACTGTTAACGATTTCTTCTTTACGAGATACAAACGCTTTATATAAATAACGAAGTGTCCAAACCTCACCACAACCTATTTCAAGAATGTCTTGTGGTCGGCCTTCTTGTTTAGCCCTATCCATAATCAACTGTGCCATTTTACAAAAGCGGCTGATGTGAGCTAGTTCATCTGGTCGCCAGTTAGCAAGCGTACCAGCACCTGCAATATCCATGCGAGTGTTTTTCGAATTATTTGCGTTTACCGCAATTTTTTTCCTAATAGATGCCATTCATTACTCCAAAGTTAAAAAGGTGGAAAGGACGGCGAGTTTAGAAATAACGAATACCTCCAGTGTGACCGCCCTTTCCTGCACTGTGAGATTAGCTAAGAACACGAATGTATCCTTTGTCGACCATCTCACGGTGATAGTGTTTATAGACACGCTCTACAGACTGTTTAGTCGGAAGCTCACCCTCTAACTTATCCCAAAACAAGTCTAAGCGAATACCGCCCCCAAACTGTTTGAGCTTATCTAACATAAGAAGCATCTGTCTTGCACCTTTTTCTGGGTGCTTAACATAAACAATCTGCTTATCAGAAGACAAACGAGACGTTGATTTTTTACCCTCAGCTTTTTGAGCTTTCTTAGCTTTTTTATCTTCTATCGCATTGAGGTCTTTTACAATCTCTTCAGAAGAAAATGGATCGACATTAGACACTTCTGTCTCCTTGAGTTTTTGACCTTTAGGCCAGTGCATATACCAGTCTTTCTCGGTCTGTTTGTGTGTTATAGATGGATCCCATCGCCAGCTGTCTGGGGCATACTGTATCCAACCACCATGTCCTTCTCCAGCTTTAAATGACTGAGGCACTATACCCTCCATCTATCTTACTATATTAAAGATTCTAGACTAGATATAGTGCGAAAGCAAGTACAAAATAATCTATAGTGGGAAGTATTTAGTGGTCATTGGCTGAACGATATGCAAGTTTTGTTTTGCTCTTGTTAGTCCGACATAAAAGACCCGTGTATCATCATCAGGGTTCTTTTCGAAACTTTTCCAAGTTCTATGTGGGATATCAGTTAACAACAATACGTTATCAGCTTCTCCCCCTTTTGCTGAGTGTATTGTAGATAAACCGATGCGAGGTTTTCTTGTTATCTTTTCACCTCGTCTTAATATTGAAAGAATGTAACTACGCTCTTGAACAGAAAGCGCATCAAACATATCGTGCCAAATCCTTGGCTCACCTAACTGTGCTTTTTGTTGTACTTCTGTTAACGTAAGTTGCGTCGTCGGGTCGAGAAGCTCAAAGACCTTCTTCTTTGATTCTTTAATAAAAGAGATAGCTGACGTAGCATCTTCGGGATAAAGCAAATCACCTCGTCTTAACCTTTCCCAGTTTTGTACTGCTTTTACCTTCTTTTCAGAAATAGATGGCGTTCCTTTTCTTTCAAAATATACACCAAGACCTCTACAATGTGCGTCTATTTCATTTAATAAATAGTTAGAACGTGATAAGATTAACCACTCACCAGAGGAGAGATCTACATGCTCGAAACTTGCTTCGCTGATGACCTTGCCTTCCTCATGCCTCGCATTCCAAGTTTTATCTGTGCGTGTCTTGACACGGCGTATTATGGAGTCAGCTATTTTATGAACAGTTCTAGGAATGCGATAACTTTGATCCAAGACACGAGCGTTTTCTTTGCTGATCGAAACGAGGTGTTCCACGTCTGCCCCTGCCCATCTAAAAATGGCTTGATCGTCATCGCCAGCGATGTAGACTCGCTCAGAATTTTCTGCAAGCAGTTCTACTAATCGCCATTGTAATGGACTGAGGTCTTGCGCTTCGTCAACAAACATTACATCTAATTTAGGTGCAAGTTGTTTGCGTACACACAAATCTAACATGTCTGTAAAATCATGTAGACCCCTCGCTTCTTTAAAATGAGCTAACCCTTTTTGGAAACGTTCTAAAGCAAACCAATCTATATCTTCATCGTAATGTTCATGCCATTGTTCTCGTAACGAAACACAACGTAACCTAGACAAACCCTCAATAAAACTTAGCCTATCATCTTTTGATAATAAGGATACTGATCCCTCTTCTAAAGATACTGTAGAAGATAAACGCAGACCCATAATGTCGTTAAACTCTTTTATAGATGTACCGTTAAGAACAGAAGAACGTGATAAGCCTAGCATACGGTGACATAAAGAATGTAGCGTTCTAAAATTTGGAACTTCTTTTTCGTGTAAACCAAATCGTTCTATCGTACGGTCACGACCTTCTTCCGAAGCCTTTTTCGTAAATGCGAAGTAACCTATACGATCAGGTGGTGTACCACGCTCCATTTCCATTTCTATCAAATTTAAAATAGTTGTAGTCTTGCCCGTTCCTGGTGGACCAAGAATAATTGACCATGTGCTGGGGTCTCTAGACATTAAAACGGCTCATCTTTCATATCTGGAAGGTCGTAACCGCTGTCCTGAGAAGCAAACTCAGGAATGTACCAAACAGTTACGCCTTTATTTTTAATATGAAAAAAGTGGTGATCACCGCCCATCTCTCGTAACCTAGCGGCAATGTGGTTTCTCCCATACTCTCTAAACTGTTGCCTACTAAAATACTCAAGTAAATCCTTTAACCTAAAATATGTTTTGCCTTCTTCTGTCCAAGGTTTACCAAGTAATATTTCATCTCGATTTTGAGCTTGCGCTCGCTCTGTACAAAACGCTTCTAACAGTTCTTCAAACTGACCCTCTACCGATACATCTTTTGGCACTTCGATAATCGACACAGCGTCCAATAACTGCTGTATAATGTTTCTCCAATTATTTTGTTTTTGGCTTGGAGGCATAAAATTAAGAGCATCCATACACCGTCTTTGAAACTTAGTTTGGTTTTGTAATTCTTCAGTAGTCAGTTCTATACGGTGACCCTCTACGTCTAAGAACCATATCGGTGGTGTAGAATCCTGTTTTTGTAGATTACCAAACTGAGGCATACCACCTGACGATCCTACACCATAGTCGCAAGTACGACAGATAGATGAATTACAAAATGCAGCTATCGGCTGGTCGTTACATTTATACTGATAGTCTTTATTATTCAAAGCACGGATAACGGTTAATACTTCCTGCGCACCTAGTGGTGGTTTCATATACTTGAAATTAAATTCTTCAACTTTACGTTCCCAATTATCTTGAAACTTCTTACGAGCAAACACACCTAAATCAAATAAACCATTATTTCGTGTGCCTTCTGGGAAGCCCATAACACACAGCGAACGTAAACACGGTGGTGAGCCTTCGAGATCAGGATCTGAGTCAGCGGTATTTATGGCTTTTGCTGTAAGGTTTTCTAACTCACGTTTCGTTATCTGTTTAGATTTACAATGCGTTATAAATTCATCTAAATCGAGTATACCCTCGCCATCGTCATTATGGCAGTATCTTGTTGAAGAACTACCTCCGAAGTAGGGCATGTTTAAAATATTCCCACGATCACCTTTTTCTAACAAAAGCTTCGTTTGTTTTGGAAAAATCTCAGCCGTTCCATAACCAAGTGCAGAAGCTATTTCTTTTAATTTAGTTTGCATCGTTGATGCAGACACTGGTTCAGAAACAAAACAAAAGACGTGCGCACCGCCAGACTTTGAACGTGCAACAACGAAAGGTAATTCGTTACGCTTTACTAATCGTTCAACTAAAGCATCGTGTTTAAGTGGGTATGTATCGATGTCAATAGCACCCCACACGCATGAATTATCTTCTCTAATGGGGACGATGCCAAGACTTTCAATCCCACGTAAATGGTTATCCCAAAGTTCAATAAGACGATCATCGTCAATATCTTCAGATACAACCCTGTACTGTCCTTTTTGTTTTCCTGGACCGTTATCTTCATTTGGTCGGTAACTTCCATAAGCTAATCGCAATCCTGAAAATAATTCAGCAAAATCTTTAGTTGTCATACCTTATCCTTTCTAATGGAGAGAAAAGGGGGCAGTGATACACCGCCCCCTCGATTTATATTTAGAAAGGAGCAGAGTTGTCTGTATCTTCTACAGCACCATCTGCATCAGGATTTTTAGCTTGTACATCCCCAGACTTAATCATTTTGAGGAAGTTAGCACCCTCGAGGATCATAGCTTTATTACTAGCCTGACCCTCTAAGCCGATAGACCAACCGTACCAAGAACCACGATCGTTTTGCTCAGCTACGGTTTTAAGCCGATATTTAAACAAGAACATAGGTGCTTCGACCATAGCTCCTGCAGAGTTTTGTGCTCTCCGCTGTTTCATCTGACTTACCCACTTACGAGCTTTCGTAAGCTGAGTAGATGTCATAGCTATTACCGCTTGCGTCCATTCAGTTTCGTCTTCGTTACAAATCATAACGTAGAAGTGAGCCGTCTCAGCTATATAGTTTTGATTAGGGAGAACAAACTGACCCCTATCGTTCTTTACACACTGCGCAAGGATATCACGGCTATCGTGTGTATTCACAAGACCACCACCGCTTTCACGAGGTGACCACTCAAGATACTTTTTATTGTAGTAACAGGGAACAACAATTAACCCCTCGTCACCATCGGTAACATCTCCAGTGACAGTGTTATAGATGTTACCTTGCTCAGCACCTTTGATATATTTACCATCGTTTTTATTTAGCTGTGGGCTAAGAGCCTGAAGCATCTGAAGAAACGGAATGGCAAAATCGTCAGAGGATGTATCCTCCAGACCTGTACCAAGATTAAGCAGATCGTCATCGACTACTGCAACTGCGGATGATTGCTGTTTAACAGCGACTTGTTTTGTAGCCATACTGGCCTCCTATTTAGAGATTTTAGTTTTAAACCCAGAGTACAAACCGAACAATTTTTCAGGTATATCCGTACCTTTTTCTATTTGTTCTTTTGCAAATGCTTTGAGCGTCTGGTGATGAACAGCTTCTTTTGTGTCGGGAACAATACCTTCAGCTATCAAAGCCGCTTTAGCTTTTTCAAACTTATTATCGCCTCGACCAAATTTAGCTACAACCTCACGCTTTATTAGTTCACCGAAACCGTTGTTGATAAGCCATTCGTGAGCTTTATCTACATTCGCTTTACTAATGTGGGCGTTTACAAAGGGTTCAGCTTTTACCCTAGAGCCGTCTGCTAATTTCATCTCTGAAATACCAGCTTCGGCTAAAGCATCAGGAAGATCGTGTTCTTGTACAACACGGAGCTTCTCTTTTTCTGCTTTCAGCGTTTCCTCAAGCGACGCTACGCTTCGCTCAAGATCGAGTTGTTTATTAGCCAACTCAGCTATGCGACGGATTTCACCATCGGTAGCCTCGACTGCTAGGGAGTTTATTGCCTCGCCCCCGAGGATGTCATCGAGAAAAGTGTCTTTATTCAATTAACTGCTCCATAAAGACTAAGATGAAGTGGGAGATATACTTTTTCCTGCCTATCCCACTTGAGCAGGTTTATCTCGCCATCAAGCATATCAGCCGCTATTGCGGTTACGATACCTATCAAGACGGGATCTCCAGCCAAAAGAAGATAATCCTCTGGCTTTATGTCTTGTAACCCATCAGCTATTTGATCAACTATAAGAGGGTCGTCAAATAACATTTGTACCATTGGCGGCATTAATACCCTTACACTACCCCACTTTTTTGCTGGTGTGAGGTTAAATGCACCTTGCTGAACAAGATATACTCTCGGCATAAATGCCTCCTATTTTTAGCCTATAGTGCTGTGGCTAGTTTTAAAAGTCTAATTACCTGATAAAGCTCGTCATAATCTCATAATATCATAATACTGTTCTTAACATCTTGTTTTATTTTAACAACTATCGTATGATAGAATATATGACATTATGATAAACCGCCGTGTGTGAAGTGTTTTTCCTTACTAAAATTAGTTGCTAGATAAACATTGTACTGGTCGATGTAGTCTGTAACTATCGGACGATATTCCTTATCAAGCAACTCAACATCGTCTAATATTTTTTCCCCTACATTTTGACAAACATCTAGTAACATAGAATTACCCATGTATATTTGTTCAAAACAAAAGAATAACAGTTCAACCCTATCCGCTATCCGTATATAAAGATTTTCACGATCATAAGACGGCGCACCTTTATGTTCTTGTTGCCAACCCATATCTTTTAAAAACCTTTTTTCTCTTCTCTGCAACGCTTCTTCTATTTCAGGATTATCCCACTTTACGTTAGCTGGAATGTCCCCTGTAACAACTTCTGGAACATCATGTCGTAATGTAAAAACGAGAGCCTCTCTAGATACATCAGGAAAAAGGTCAAGAAGAATCATCGCTACGCCCCACGTATGAGCCGCAACGTTTTGTTCATCTCCGTTCATAGGCCGTATGTGTAGTCTGCGAATGCGACCAGCCATACGAACGTTATAAATTTTTTCAGCAGAAGAATAACCCTGTGTAGTCAACTCTTATTCCTTTCTTGAGCTTTACTATAAATTTATACTATATTATATAGGTAAGAATTACTAGGGGAAATTAATGGTTGATTTCACTTTTAAAACAAAACCTTATGCTCATCAACTGTCTGCGCTCGAAGCATCGTGCGATAGTGAATCTTTTGCTTTACTCATGGATATGGGTACAGGTAAGTCTAAAGTTTTAATTGATACAATTTCATATTTAGATAAAAGAGATTTAATTAATTCTGTATTGATTTTTGCTCCAAAAGGTGTTTATAAAAACTGGGTAGAAAAAGAAATACCAGCACATTTGCCAGATGAAGTTAAATATAAACTTGCTTATTGGGCTTCTCCGCTTACTAATAAACATAAAGATGCTATTCGCAGTATATGGAAAGTCGACGACAATCTACATATATTTGTAATGAATATCGAAGCTCTATCCAGTGGTAAAGCAGAAGAGGTAGCGACTAAATTTATAAAGTCACATGGTGGTAGGACATTAATAGTTATAGATGAGTCTACGGTTATAAAAAACCATAAGGCTAGAAGAACAAAAGCAGCCATACGTTTAGCCAAACTTTGCGCTTATAAACGGATTCTTACAGGGTCTCCGATTACGAAGACACCTTTAGATTTATTTGCTCAGTTTCAGTTTCTTGGAGAAAAACTTCTTGGTTTTAAATCTTATTATGCTTTCTGTACTCGTTATGCAGATATGATAAGACGTAACGCAGGGTCGCACCAATACAATCAAATACTTGGATTTAGGAATCTTGATGAACTAACTGATTCTATTAGACCTTATTCGTATCGAGTAACTAAAGAAGAGTGTTTAGACTTACCAGATAAGATTTATACGAAACGTGATATTGAATTATCTCCTGAACAGAAGAATGTTTATAACCAGATGAAAAAGTCTGCTGTTGCACTATTAGGCGATATGGAGTTAGTTACTGCTAACGCAGTTATTACTCAACTACTTCGTCTACATCAAATTAGCTGTGGGTTTATTACGACAGACGATGGTAATATCGTCGAATTAGCGAATAGTCGTATAACTGAACTAATGTTAGTGTTAGAAGAACTAAATGGCAAAGCGATAATCTGGGCAAACTATCGACACGATATATTAGCAATTAAAAATGAAATAACCAAGGTCTATGGTTCGAGTACCGTTGAGACTTATTTCGGAGATACGGACGGTGAACAAAGACAAGAAATCGTTAGGCGTTTTCAAGAAGACGATAGTCTAAGGTTTTTTGTAGGACAGCCCCGTACTGGTGGTTACGGGTTAACTCTTACTGCCGCATCTACAGTAATTTATTATAGTAACAGTTACGATCTTGAAGTAAGATTACAATCAGAGGACCGAGCGCACCGCATCGGCCAGAATAATAATGTAACCTACGTTGACTTAATAGCAAGTAAAACTGTAGATGAAAAAATAGTAAGTGCGCTACGTCAAAAGATTAACATCGCAACACAAGTATTGGAAGAAGATTGGAAGAAATGGCTGATTTAGTTGATGAGTTTAAAACCCTTAGAACGAAACACAGGTATTCACAAAGAGAGGTAAGTGACGGTACAGGTGTAGCTGTTATTACAGTATACACTTGGGAAGCTAAACAGCGTCAGCCTACTTTAGAAAACTTTAATAAAGTGTTAGGTAATATGGGTTATGAGTTGAGTATTAGACCGATCTCATCCGCTGAACGAGACGTTCAGCACGGTTAGTTACTTGTTTATACCAACGTGAGTCGACCATCTCATCTGCGGCTTTATTCCAGTCTCTAGCATCTACCCCTGCTTTCATTCCACGAAATTTACTTAGCCTTGGGTAGCCCATATTAAACATCATGTTTGCAATAATTCTTTGCACTTCTTCAGGGAGTTCGGAGAAGTCTTCGTACAGTTTTTCACAGTCGGAAAGCACTGTGTGTACATCTTTATCAAAACACTCTGACACTCTATCTTCTGATACAGGAGTTCCGACTTCTGCTCCGCTCTCAGGATCAGAATCCAAAACGAGATGGCCAATACCGAAAGTAGGCAAACCAAGGTGATCGAGATAGATTTCGTACTTGCATCCTTCATCGATTTCTATTTCTTTTCTTAATTCTTCTATGATCATTTCTTAATACCTTTTATTCCACGAATACCAAAAGAAGCCCCTATTGATGCATACATGGCCCATTGAAACCATTCTGGGGTACGATCTAAAGCTGCAAAACCTTCTTCAACGTAGGGCTGTGTAAACGGTATAAAACACATAGCTATGATGATTATAAACAATATTGTCCAGGCTTCATCTTTCCAACTGTTATCACTGGCTTGCGCCATTATTTTTTCCCAGCCAGCTTCGTGTGTAGCAGCAACTTTCATTACTTCAGCTTCTGCTTCTGCCTTTGCTTTTGCAACCGCACCTTTAGCTTTTGTCTGCTCTACCTTAGACTCCATCCACGAACCAGCTAATGAAGTAATAGGACCAATTAACGCTTGTATCATTCTATAAACTCCAAAATTTCACCATTAAGCACCATTACTTTATGTTCTTTGCATGACCATTTTTCATTAAAATTATTTGTATGACCTACGTTACGTT